GATGTTTGTTCTTGATAGTCTTGGTATGCTATCTACATCTAAAGAGATGGAAGATATTGCTAATGATAAACAAGTTCGTGACATGACTAAATCACAACTTATCAAAGGTGCGTTTCGTGTTCTTACACTTAAACTAGGACAAGCACAAGTACCTATGCTTGTTACAAATCATACATATGATGTAATAGGATCATATATTCCTACAAAAGAAATGGGTGGTGGCACAGGACTTAAGTATGCTGCATCAACTATTATCTACCTTACAAAAAGTAAAGAACGTGATAGTAAGAAAGAGGTCGTAGGAAATATTATTAAGTGTGAAGCAAAAAAATCTCGTTTAACAGTGGAGGGAAGTAAAATTGCAACACGTCTATTTTTTGACGAACGTGGACTTGACAAGTACTACGGACTATTGGAGTTGGGTGAACAGTATGGGGTCTTCCAAAGGGTGGGCAATAGGATTCGGATTGGTGAATCTTCTGTTTATCCTTCTTCTATTCTTGCCAGTCCAGACAAATACTTCACAGAAGAAGTAATGCAACAACTAGAGGAGGCAGCAAAAAAGGAATTTAGTTATGGTGCTTGATACAATTTTATTTGGTGATTGTCGTGAAACCTTAAAAGAGTTTGATGGCAAAGCTAGAATGTGTGTTACCTCACCACCTTACTATGGTTTAAGAAACTATGGTGGAGAGCAAAACCAAATAGGACAGGAACAAACACCAGAAGAATACATCCAAAATTTGGTAGAAGTATTCAGATCTGTTCGTGATGTACTAACCGACGATGGTACTTTATGGTTAAATATAGGAGATAGTTATTACAACTATAGACCTGGTAAAGG